ATATGCAGATTATCTATCAGTAACATTAGAGGGCGGAACATACGATCAACAATAATAAAAATAGTTTATGAATAGAGGATTTTATAGCATACCACGAAATAGAACGTATAAGGAACCAACAGGTAGTTTATCAGGTAGTATTAATATACCGCAACCAATTCCTTATAGAACGACTAATGCAAGTGATCACCATGTTTATAATGAACCTTTACCAGGGACTCCAGGCACCATAACAAATTCGTGGACAGAGGATATTCTTAAGTTAACATATCAAACGTCAGATTTAATCTTCTTAAATTATAGACCAAAATATTTTTTATTTGTTTATAAGGGAAGTCATACATCTACTAAAAAAAATGCAAGACTTATTAACGAAAAATATGGTAAATATTTTAGTCATCCTAGTAATGCTTCAGGTACTGTAAATGCAGGAATTATTTATGATCCTACATATGCTAATTTTAGTGGTGGTTCGGGAAATAAGGGTAGTATAAATGGGCATTTTGGTGGATATCGTACTGAATGGGATGTAAATAATAATACAGGCAAACCAACATCTTTAACAAATTTTAATCCATTACGATTTTATTGGAATAATTATACTAACAATAGAGCGTCTGAATTTTTCCCTTGGCCCGTTAGTAATGTAACTGATCTTTCTGTAATAACGTGTAATAAATATAAAAAATGGCCAGGAACCAGGCCTGGTGTAGTAGCACATCCAAGAATTAATTTATATATTAAATTTGCAATAGTTATACAAAATCCATCAGATATTCATAGGTACATAATAGGACCAATGAGTGATACGGTTAAAATATTTCCAAAATCAGGATATTTTGATGATGGAGGAGGAACAAATAAATATTATTACACTTGGGGAACCAAGATAGTATAAAAATATAACTTATCTTTTTGAAGATGAGTAGTATAAATGCGTTCTCTTAGGAGATAGGTATTAGCTTAAGCCGTTACTCTTTGGAGTAATGGCGATTAAAATAACAACTCAACATATATCAATTTAGTTATGAAACAAAACAAACTAATGAATTTACATCTCTAGGCAATATTTATACGTAAACATACACTATGCCAGCCGGTAAATATTCGTTACTAATTGAACAAGGAGCTACGCTCAATCTTGAACTAGCATATAAAGACTCAGCAAATGCCGCAGTAGATCTTACATCATACAGCGGCAAAATGCAAATCAAATCCGATTATGCAGACAATACACCAACAACATATCTTACATTAAGCAGTTCATTGCAACCAGATGGCACCGGAAATACAATCGCTTTGACAAACAATGATGATATATTTGTAGGTGGCGGTTTTACCGCATATGAAGATGGCAACTCAAATCCCATTCAATTTTCACGCTGCTTAGCTAAAATGTATAATAAAAGCAGATACTATTTAGACACATGGGATTATCATTCAACCATTAAAAACGGTATATTAAGCAAACAACCAGTAGAAATACGATTGTATAATTAAATAATATTTATATATTCAAGTAATAAACTAAGCAATTTAAAAATTTCCGAATTATTTTATACAAATTGAAACCATAATTTATGTTTTGATTTTATAAAATATATTTATACGTAGAAATCAAAAATTTAAATTAATATATAAAATGGCAGAAAAAATAGTATCTCCTGGTGTATTTACGAAAGAAAACGACCTATCATTCTTACAACAAGGTGTTGCCGCAATCGGTACTGCGTTTGTTGGACCATTCAAAGAAGGACCACTCGTCCCAACAGTAATAAATACTCAAAGTGAATTTGAACAATTATATGGTACAGTAGATGACACATACTATACACCATTATCAGTAACATCATATTTAAGAGAAGCTGGACAAGCAGTTGTAGCTAGAGTTACTGGATTTGGAGGATATATACAATATTCACCAATAGCAATAGAAGATGGTAATAATAATGTATTGGGTATCATTTTTAGCACAACCGCTTCGGGTGATACACCTGATGTTGCCAATATTACTGGTAATAGTGATGGTACATTTGATGCAGATGTTGATGGCGAAACTTTAACTAATATTTCAGTATATAGTTCAGTAGCTACTAATATAGGTTCAGTATTTGGTTCAAATGCACAGGGTGGTAAGGGTTCATATGCATATGCATATTTTCCTGTAAAAGCACAGGCTGTTTCTGCATCAGGTTTGAATCCAGCCGACCTTAGCTTTGATGACCAATATTTTTCAGAAATAGCAACTGAAGCAAAAACACCATATATCGTTTCACAAGATATTTCAGGTGAAAGATACAAACTATTCCGTTTTGAAACAATAAGCGGAGGAACCGTAGCAAATAGCAAAATTAAAGTTGCTATTACAAATATTAAAGCAGCTGGTAGTGTTCCAGGAACAAAATATTCTTCGTTCACAGTAGTAGTAAGGCAATTGGGTGATACAAATAGAAGAAAAACAGCAATTGAATCATATTCAAATGTAACACTTGACCCTAACTCAGTTAATTATATTAATAGAGTAATTGGTGATAGAAAAATAAGTTTTAATGAAGCAGGAAAAGTAACTGAAACGGGTGATTGGGTAAATCGTTCTAGATTTATTAGAATGGTGAATTCTCAGGATGATTCAGTATTAGCACCAGAAAATATACCAACCGATTGTGCACCATTTGGACACGATGCGTATTATTCAATAATTGCAGGAACTAATTGTGATTTAATACCAGCTGTAACATTCGTAACTTCATCGGCAACAACTTATGGTGGTATGGATTTGGATAGTAATAGTGATAACTTAAATTACTTAAAACCAATACCAACAGATGATGCAGGAATATATTATACAGGTTCTAATGTTGTATTTGGATTGGATATAGCAAACGGTGGTAATTTAACTCTTACAGGTACAACCGCATCCGAAGTAGCTAAAAGAAACTTCTTAGTGGGATTTCAGGGTGGGTTTGATGGACAATCTCCTTGTATTAAAAATCTTAAAGGAACGGATGAAATTCAAACAAATACGCAAGGATTTAATTGTTCTACGATAACGGCATCAGGTTCAATAGCATATCTAAAACAATTTGCAGCACTTTCAAACGCTGAAGAATACGATATTCAATTAATGGTAACTCCAGGTTTAAATCAAACAAACCACGGAGATTTGATTGATAAAGGATTGGATATGATACAAAATAGAGCAGATGCTTTTTATATAATAGACCCTACAACTGTTAATGGTACATCTGATCAAGCAATTGAAAATGGTAAAGCTTATGATTCTAATTACGCAGCAATGTACTATCCTTGGGTTAAAACGCTTGACCCAATAACTGGTAAATTAATATCAGTTCCAGCTTCTACATTACTTCCGGCGGTTTACGCAGCTAACGATAGAAGTGCCGCTGAGTGGTTTGCACCAGCAGGACTTAATAGAGGTGGCTTGAGTAGTGCAGTTGGAGTTATATACAAACTGAATCAGGCCGACAGAGATAATTTATATGAAGCTAAAATAAATCCAATCGTTTTATTCGCCAATCAGGGGGTTGTAGCATTCGGACAGAAAACACTACAAGCTAAACCATCAGCATTGGATAGGATTAATGTAAGAAGATTATTGTTGACTATCAGAAAATATGTAGCCTCAACTTCTAGATATTTAGTGTTTGAACAAAATACATCAACAACTCGTAATAAATTTATTAATATAGTAAATCCTTATTTGGAAACTATACAACAAAGACAAGGACTATACGCTTTCAAAGTAATAATGGATGAATCAAACAATACACCAGATATGATTGATAGGAATTTCCTTAAAGGTTCAATCTATCTTCAACCGACTAGAACGGCTGAATTTATTCAAATTGATTTCAATATTTTACCAACTGGAGCAACTTTTGGAGGATAAAAACAAAATTATAAAATAATATAAAACAATGGCAGAAAAAATAGTATCACCCGGCGTATTCACTAGAGAAAACGACTTATCATTCCTATCACAAGGAGCATCTAGTATAGGTATGGCATTCATTGGACCTTTTAAAGAAGGACCACTTGTTCCAACAGTAGTAAATACTCAAGTTGAATTTGAGCAACTATATGGTACAGTAGATGACACGTATTACACACCAATTGCTGTTAGCAAATATTTAAAAGAAGCTGGACAAGCAGTAATAGCTAGAGTAGCTTATTATGGTGGGTATACCGAAAAATCCCCAATAATGATAACAGGAACATCGGGAAGTGTAAGTGGCGCATTTGCAATATTATACAATACTGATACCGAAACGACTTCAGCATTTGATTCGACTTTATTTACATTTACAAATAAAGGAACGGGTTCATTTGTATTATCAGGATCATCATTTCCGAACCCACTTACAGGTTCCCTTAATAAATCTCTATCAAACAATGTAGCATCATTATTAGGTACAGATCCATTAGGACCAAAAGAAGCCTATACATACGCTTATTTCGGAAACAATGCGTATAGTAAGTTTGGAGCAATTGGATTTACGGGTGTTGCAACTACTAAAGTAGATTTACCAAATCAAATATTTCCAGATGCCGCACAAGAAGCACAAACGCCTTATGTACAATCTCAAACTATTTCTGGTAAAAAATATAACGTATTTAAGTTTGAAACAATAGGTGGAGGTAACTCTGCAAATACTAAAATTAAAATAGGAATTACAAGTATTAAGGCTGCCGGAACAGCAATTGGCACCGATTATTCAACTTTTACTGTAGTTGTAAGATCATTTAGTGATACAAATAGAAGAAAGCAAGCAGTTGAATCATATTCAAATGTAACACTTGACCCTAATTCAGCAAATTACATTTATAGAGTAATTGGTGATAGAAAAATAAAATTTGAAGGAACTAGAGTAACTGAAACAGGTGACTGGGCAAATCGTTCTAAATATATCCGATTGGTTAATACGCAGGATGACCCGACATTATCACCACAAAAAATACCTCAACAATGTATGCCAGCAGGACATGCTGCATATTATACATTAGCATCAGGTTCAGCAGCTGATATAAATAAAATACCAGATGTAACATACGTAACACCATCGGCAACAACTTATGGTGGTATTGACTTGGATGGTAATACGGATAATGTTAATTTTATGAGAGCATATCCACTATTAACGGTATCGGGAGCAGCAGTTGATAATCGTACAGGTATCACAGGTTCAAATGTACCATTCAATTTAGATAATGGATATGGTTTAGATTTGACAAGTGCAGATGATACCGAAATTTCTAAAAGAAACTTCTTAATAGGATTTCAGGGTGGTTTTGACGGACAATCTCCTACAATTCCAAACCTAAAAGGTGTTAAAGAAGAAATTACTAATACACAAGGATTTGATTGTTCTACATTAACAACATCGGGATCTATAGCATATATCAAACAAATAGATGCACTTTCAAATTCAGAAGAATATGATATTCAAACTCTAATTACACCTGGTATAAACGCAACTGACCATACTGCATTAGTTCAATATGGACTTAATATGATAGCAGATCGTGGAGATTGTTTTTATATTATCGATCCAACTAAAATATCAGGAACTATTTCTGAAGCAAAAACAGCAGCTAAGAATTTCGATACTAGCTACGCAGCAATGTATTTCCCTTGGATTAAAACAACTGACCCTATAACAGGTAAACTAATTACCATTCCACCTTCAACCTTAATGCCAGCAACTTACGCAGCAAACGATAGAGTAGCAGCTGAGTGGTTCGCACCAGCAGGTTTGAATCGTGGTGGACTTGGTGGAGCAGTTGCAGTACTTGAGAAATTAAATCAGGCTGATAGAGATAACCTATACGAAGAAAAAGTAAATCCGATTATTATATTCCCTGGACAAGGTGTTGTAGCATTCGGACAGAAAACGCTTCAGGCTAAACCATCGGCATTGGATAGGATTAATGTAAGAAGACTTCTTTTAACTGTTAGAAAGTACATCGCATCAACTTCTAGATACTTAGTATTTGAGCAGAACACTTCTACGACTAGAAATCGTTTCCTAAACATTGTAACTCCATATCTTGAAACTATACAACAAAAGCAAGGACTATACGCTTTCAAAGTTATTATGGATGAAAGTAATAATACACCGGATATGATTGATAGAAACTTCTTAAAAGGAGAAATTTACCTTCAACCAACTAAAACGGCTGAATTTATTCAAATAGATTTCAATATTTTACCAACTGGAGCAACATTTGGTGGATAATTTTAAAAAAAAGATATATTTATTAATAAGATAACAATTAAATTAAAGTAAAATGCCAGAAATATTAGAGTACGACAAGATTTTTTATACGAACTTTGAACCTAAAATGCAAATGAGGTTCATTATGGAAATGGAAGGTGTACCTTCATTCCTCGTGAAAGCAGCTAACAGGCCAACTGTTAATCAGGAAGCTATTGAGCTTGACCACATTAACTTGAAAAGGAAGTTTAAAGGTAAAACAACTTGGGATGATATGACACTTACGTTCTACGATCCAATTGTACCATCAGGCGCACAAATCGTAATGGACTGGATTCGTCTTTCACATGAATCAATCACAGGTCGTGATGGTTACGCAGCCTTCTACAAAAAAGATATTGGATTCTATATGTTAGGTCCAGTTGGTGATAAGATTGAGCAGTGGACAATCAAAGGAGCCTTTATCAGCTCAGCAAACTTTGGTGAAATGGACTGGTCTTCAAGCGATATGGTAAACATAGAGGTAACTCTATCTTACGACTACGCTATACTTGAGTACTAATACTTAACACATAAAAATAATCATAAAGAGAAGTATATTCGCTATACTTCTCTTTTTGTTTTTTATAAAACCTTATATATATAATAAACACATAGTTACACAATTTAAAGTTATTTTATGGAAGAAAATGTAGAAAAAAATGTTACAAGAGGTTTAAATACAAAGCAAACCGTAGATGCTGATATTTCACACAAAACCCCACCAAATCAAAGTAATGAAGCTCTGAAGCAGGCGGCAATGAATATGTATCAGCAAAATATACAAAATGGTAATGTACAATCTGATAATAATGTACCTAGATCTTATCCGTTTCCTACGGAAGTAATCACATTACCATCAAAAGGATTATGTTATCCACAAGGCAATCCACTTTCAAAAGGAGAAATAACTGTAAAATTAATGACAGCTAAAGAAGAAGATATATTAACTTCTACTAATTTAATTAAAAAAGGTATTCAATTAGATAAATTACTTGAATCCATTATAGTTGAACCGGGCGTCAATATTAATGATTTAGTTATTGGTGATAAAAACGCTATATTAATTACAACCAGAATATTGGCATTTGGATCGGATTATGCAGTAAAAATGCAAGACCCATTTGATAATGAAGAGATTGAAGTAACTATTGATTTATCTAAAATTCAGATTAAAGAAATAGATGAATCAAAATTAAATAGAAATAATGAATATGATTTCTTTTTACCCATATCAAAAGTACCTATAAAATTTAAACTTCTTACTCATGGTGATGAATTGGCTATTAATAGAGATATAGAAGCATCACAAAAAGCAATAAAATCCAGTAACGAAATTACAACAAGATATAGAAGGATAATTACAGAAGTAGATGGTAATAGGGATATTGGAACAATTAGTAACTTTGTAACTAATCGTCTATTAGCAGGCGATTCAAGATCATTAAGAAAATATATAGCAGAAATTAGTCCTGATTTAGATCTTAAATTTGATTACACATCTCCAATTACAGGTGAAACGGAGGCACTTCGTATTCCTTTTGGAATAGGCTTTTTTTACCCTACCGATTGATTATAGCGTTTACTTACATCGTAAAATATTTCAAATGGTTTATTATTCTAATGGTGGATTTAATTGGAATGATATATACTATATGCCCGTCAAACTCCGTGAATTCTATTACAAACAACTTATTAGCGCTAAAGATGAAGAACGTGAGGAAATGCAAAAAGCAAACAAAAAATCAGGAGCTTCTTCACGTATAAGAAGAAGGTAAAATAATTAATGTTTATATTTATAGATAAACGTAATACAATTATGCTCAAAAAAACATTAATAGAAGGTAGAGTATTGGATAAGTGGCTACAAGATTTTTATTCAGCTAATGTTGATAAAAAAGAAAAATTAGTTGATTTAATCAAAAAAACATCACCAGGTTTAGGAAATGCATTAATTGATTGGGAAAAAGATTTTATCAATTTACTAGCATCTGTAAAAAAAATAAAAGAAAAAAATAACCAAGATACAACCAAAGTTGATAAACTCCTAAAATTAGCTAGAGGCTATTAATTTTTCAATATAGATGGCCAAAAGTATTAAAGAAATACAAGAGCAACTTAAAGCTTTAAGAGAAGAGCAAAAGCAGATCCGCGTCAATGCGAAAGAGTATCAAAAACTAAAAAATACTACAGAAGAATTAACTGAAAGCCAAAAAATAAAGTTAAAATTATTCGAAGAAGAGCATAAAAAATATGAACAAAATTCTAAAAGTATTGGTAATCTTAATAAAAGATTAGATTATACAAAAAAGAAAATACGAGATGCCACAAAAGATGCAGGCGAATTAGATGATGCATTTTTAAGTATATCCAATGCAATAGGAAAATCAAATGGATATAGTACGTTATTGGGTATAACGTTTAATAAAACCTTAGAAACAGCCGAAAGTATATCCACAGAATTACAAAAAGGTGCAGGAGGAAGTGTAGAAAATACAAAATCAATTGAAAAAGCACTTTCAGCATATAAAACCATGCAGGTTTCTATTGCACAAATTAATAAGCAATATATTCAAGGAAAAATATCCAATGAAGATAGAATAGGTTATATAAAAAGTGAATCAGAAGCGTTTCAGGATGTAGCACATAGTATTGATATGTCGGAGGTAAACTCCAAAGAATTAAAGAATGGATTAGAAGCTATGGTTCAAGAAGGTAAATCCTTCGGAGAATCTATGAAAAAAGCTCAGTTAGAAACGCAGGCCTTAGATAATGTTTTTGGTAGTTTTAGTGGAATACCGGCCATGGGTGAACTGAATACTTTATTAAAAACAAATATAAAAGATACTTTAGCATGGAAAGCTGCAATATTCGCAGTGGGAGCGGCATTAGGAAAGGCAGCATATGATTATTTTGGAGCTCCAATAAAAGCCGGATTACAAGCTGATAAAGAAAGACAGCAAAATGAAATAGATACAATTGCCAATGTAGCTAAACTTAGAAAAGATGCAGAATCTATACCATTACAAATTGCACAAGAGAAGCGAGAACTTGAAATTAATACCGCACATGAAGTAGCTAAAGCCCAATTTGAAGCGGCATACGCCGGACAACGTGCAGCACATGAATTCTCCGTTAGTATGCAGACGGGTGCTGCACAATTTGAAAGAGCCTCAAAAACCGCATTATTTGGTAATAAATTAGGTAGTGTTGGATATGGTGCAGCACAATTACAATTAGCAGGAATCAGTGCCGACAAAATAGCTGGAGCAATGGAAGCAGCATCCGCCGCAACTGGTAAAATGCCAAGTGCAAGAGTTGGTGCGGATATGTCAATAATGGCCGAAAGAACCGGCCAATCGGTAGATGATATTGCATCTATAAATGAGTATTTACAAAGAACAGAAAAAGTTACATCCGGAGTAGCAATGAATCTACAAGAAGGCATGAGAGCAATGGCCGATAAAGCCGGAGTATCTCTTGGTAAATTGATGAAAGATATTGCAGAATCTTCTAAAGATGCACTTTCATATAATATAAAAAGTGGAAAAGCATTAGCAAAGCAAGTTGCATATGCAAGTTCTATTGGTGTTAATTTTAGTGATGTAGCTAAGGCCGGTAAAAATATGGTACTTAACTATAAGGATAGTATCAAGGCAGAAATGCAATTAAGTTCTCTATTAGGTGAACAAGTTGACCTTTCCGAAGTAAGAGCTAAATTTGCCGAAGGTGACACCGAAGGAGCAATGAAAGCCCTTAAAGCACAAGGATTGGATCCTGCCACAATGGATATGTTCCAACAGCAGGCTTTATCCGATGCATTAGGTGGACTTGATTTATCTTCTATATCAAAAGTGGCACAAAACACAGGTGCACAAGTTGGTGCATTAGAGGGTGCAAGTGCACAAAAAGGTAATCAAGGATTTTTAGGAAAAACGGAAAAAGCCGAAAAAGAATTAGGTGCAAAAACTGCACAAATATCCGCTGAATCAGCAGTTTTTGATGCAAAATTATCAGGAGAAATTGCCAAAAAATTCTTAGATACCGACGCAGAGCTGAAATTTAGACAAGATACCAATTTAGCAGCACAGTCGGCAGAAGAATTAGCTGGGAAAATGAAAGACCTTTGGTTAAAATCGGATGAATATAAAAAATCATTAGAAGATAGTATGAAGCTTGATTTTGTATCAGGCCTCAAAGAAACGCTTATGGGTGGACTAGCAGCTGCACTTGGTGGATTAGGTACGAGTTTACTTAGTAAAGGTGCTGGTATGTTATTTGGTGGAAAGAAAGGTAAAGGTGGTAAAGCACCAGCTGGTGGCGGAGGTGGTGGAATTGCTGGTATGGTAACAGGTGGTGCAGAAGCCGTAGCAGAAGGGGCAGCAGGTGACGGTATGCTTAAAGGAGCTACGAGTGGTATAAAAGGAAAAGCAGGTGCCGGTATGCTTAAAGGAGCTACGAGTGGTATAAAAGGAGTATCAAGTGTATTACAAACACTTACTAAAGAAATTGGAGGAGTACTTAAAACACTTATAAAAACTTTACAAACTGTAGGCAATCAGTTAATAACAGCTGTTAGTGATATGTTAAAAAAAGTATTAACATCTGTAAAATCATTAGGTGGACAATTAGCTGATACATTAGGAAGCGTAGTTGGTAAAATTGTAGATAATGTTGGTAGTATATTAACCAAAGCAACTGATATTGTTATAAACATTGGAAATAAATTAGCAACCGGAGTTGGTAGTATATTAACTAAAATCGGAACCGGATTAGGTAAAGGAATTGGTGAATTAATTGAAGGTGTAATGAAAGGATTAGCTGGTGGATTAAAAGCATTTGCAGACCCTTTGATATTAGTAGGAGCCGGTATATTAGCAGGTTCTATCACTGTGATAGGAGCAGGAATAGCAGGAGCTGCTTGGATATTGGGTAAAGCATTGCCAACATTAGCAGAAGGATTTATGGCATTCAATGGTATCAATGGTGATAATTTAAAAGGAGTTGGCCTAGGAGTTGCTGCATTAGGAGTTGGTATGGCAGCAATGGGAGCAGGAGCTGTATTATCTGGTATAGGTAATTTAGTTGGTAGTTTATTTGGAGGTGGTATAGAAGATACGATTAAAAAAGTAGAAAAATTTGCAGAAGCAAATATTAACGCTGATAAAGTAAAAAATAATGCAGATGCAATCGTAGCATATTCAAAAGCAATGGCAGCATCTGGATTAGGAAATGCTGCAAGTGGACTTGGTAATATGGTTGGTGGTATTGCAAATGGTATAGCAAGTTTCTTTGGTGCAAAAACAAAACCACCATTGAAAGAAATGGAAGAGTTTGGTAAACTTGATATTGGTAATCCCGAAAAAATTAAACAAAATGCTGAAGTATTTACCGCATTTGGTAATGCAATGGCTTCATATAAAGGTAGTTCTGGAACATTGGGTGGAGTTTTGGGAGATGCATTAGCTGGGTTTTTTAAGGTAAAACCACCGATACAGGAAATGAAAGATTTTGCAAAAGAAGATTTCGGAAAAGATAAAGAAAGAATTAAAGCCAATGCAGAAGCATTTACCGCATTTGGAAATGCAATGGCATCATATAAAGGTAGTAGTGGTGGTTTAATGGAGGTATTGGCACAGGGAGTTGCAGACTATTTCAAAATCCCATCACCAATGGATGAATTCCAGAAATTTGCGGCGATTCCTGGTATCAATGTAGAGCAAGTAAAAAATAACGCAGAAGCATTTACAGCATTTGGAAACGCAATGGCAACTTATCAGGGTGGAGCTACAGAAGGATTTTGGTCCAGTTTAGGTAGTGGAATAGCATCTTTTTTCGGTGCAGGAGAGCGTGATATTATAAGTGATTTTGAAAGATTTTCTAAAATAAATGCTACTGGGTTAGTTTCTGTGGCAGATGGTGTTGGTAAAATGTCAACATCAATGCAAGGATTCCCGGCCGAAAAAGCAGCCAGTATAGGTGAAGGATTACAAGAATTTGTAGATTATATCAATGATGGTGAATTAGATACAATGACATTAGCTGGTCCAATAATAAGTGCATTGGCAGGTAATTTAGTTCCATTTGCAAATATTATGACTATGTTGGATCCAGCAAAAATAACTGCATTGGGAGTATCTATGGGAAGTTTTGGTACGACAGTTGGAACATCATTTAATTCCGATTTGGTTACATCATTAAAAGGAGTAACAGATTCTTTTAATTCAGGATTTGTAAATGGAGTTACACAACTTTCAGCTGTATCTGCACAAATAGATTTAACTGCTCTTGCAATTAGTAATTTGGCAGCATCTTTTAATGAATTGGCAAAAGTAGATATCAATGCCGTAAATAGTTTACCTTGGTTAAAACTTATAGCATTTTCTGCAGCTAGTGGTAAAATTCAATTAGTACAATCGGCAAATAAAAGTTTTAATATAACACAAGATACTGCTAAAAATATTGAAACAATTAAAACTAATGATAAAATAAATACCGATAAACTTAGTGGGCAAAATAATGAAATGATTAGATTGACTAAAAATGTACAAGCATTAGTTGCTGTATTGGCTAATAGTGGTGAAGCCGCATTCCAATTAAATATAGATGGTAAGGCTGTAACTAATATGATTAAAAAAAGAGCAGATAATGCAGCCGCCGGTAAAAGTCCAGATTGAGGCCTCAATTAATCTTACATAATAATTACATTTTCCTATATTCCATATTTATATAAAACGGACTGCTTATGGCAAGTATAATGGATTTACTGAAAAGTAACAAAAAAGAAATTTATGGTAACAACGGATTAATCTATATAGAAAGCCGTGGTACTGTAAATCCAGCCAGATTAGTCGCATTGGCAGCATCTTCACCAAATGCAGTAGCAGATATGATTGGAAACGC